AAATAAATCTCATGAAAACCATTTTCAACTTCCTGTAAATAGTAAACAGAACTTGTTGAAGATATTTGTGATATGTCTGTCGCTTTAGTGTAAGTTGTTAGTGTTGAGTCAGACGCAGAGTTTTGAACTTGAACTTTTAATGTTGATGTGTCTGAACGATTATCTGGTAAAAGAAATCTTTGTTCTGGATTTGTTGTATCTACAAGATATTTTGACGTTAAGTATGTTCCTTCATAGATTTTTATATTATTGAATGTAACTACACCACCAGCACCAGTTGCAGTTGCGTCTGCGATAGTTACAAATTGGTAACTCACATCATCAACTGTAGATGAGAATGCAGTTCCAGCAGGCATTGTCTTTGATGCACTTGTTGTGGTCAATGCAACATTAACAGTAGCGATTGGAGATCTTGCAGAAGTAACTTCATATCCTAAAGTCTTTGCGTGTGACACCACACTCGATCTAAGTGATGCACTATCTAAGAACATCTCGTTTGCAAGCATATTTGCATTGAACCCAAGATAGTGAGTATTATATGCAAGTATATCTAACATGATGTTCATACCAGAACCTTCAAAGTCATAGTCCTTGAACTCTGTTTGATTTCTTAGAAATACTTTTAAATTATCTTTTACGTCATCAAAGTCAAATTCTGTAACACTTAATCTTTTTTCATTTACTGCCATTATCGTAATCTTTCTAACATGAGTGACATATCCACAAGTTCAGTTGGAGTATTGACAACATAAAATTCAACAGACACCTCATATGAATTACGATCTAAATCTGGAAATGCACGAACGCTTACCAGACGAGCTCTTGGTTCAAAATTATTAATCACATCTTCTACTTTTCTTGCGATTGTGTGTGCAGTAAGTGGAGACATATTTTCGAATAACATCTCTCTAATACCACCAGCAATCTCTGGATGAAAAGGTTTGTCGTATACGTTTAGTTGCACAAGGTTACGAATAGATCTCTTGACTGCTTGAACATCTGTTAATGTTTGTATATCACTGTTTGAACTTTTCTTTCCGAAAAATAAATCCAAATCTGTATACTGTCTTGTGTTCCTTGCAGTATTATTCAGTTGTGCATCATACACTGCCATTTATAGACTCCTAAGTTTATATTATTTATACCTACGGACTTAACGATGCAACATTAAACTCCGTATTAGTATTCAATGCGAGCGCCTTTGGTCTTTCTCTATCGTATCTATTTAAAACTGCTGTTTTCTCACTTGATGTTAAACCACCTTCTCTTATTTTTACTGCTCTTTCATCGTATATTGCGTCAATCAATTCTTCATCTGTAACTGTATCTATTGTCTTTCCAGTTTTTCTTAGTGCTTCCTTAAAAATAGTATTCGCACCACCAGGCCCATGTTGAACTGCCGTGCTCCATATCGCATCTTGAATACCAGAACTATGAAAATTATCACAAAGGTCAATACCTGTTGAGTTTTTAATTTTACTAACTGCTCTATCGTAGTGAGTTCTTTGCACCCAATCGTGTTGTGCTTGTTTAAACCTCTCACCATTTACTGGGTCATTAGCAAGATCACTCCATTTTCTCTGAAAAGTTCCTGCTGGTGGAGTTCCACCTTGACCAACAAATGTTGCATTATTACTTGCAGCTGCATCCTTTGGAATATTATCACCTCCAAGTGTCGTATAAAAATCCCTGTATCCATTCTTTTCATTTCTTAAAAATTTTGCAAAAGAAACCATACTTGAACCTTTTGACCCATCAATATCAGTTCGACCATTACCAGATGCGACTTGATATGTTCCGTATGAGTAACCTCCTCCACTATCCCAACCTAACGCACCAGCATCTTTATTTGACTCTTCCTGTGCTGATACTGTTCCTAAATCTTTTCTTGTACAACTTGTACTTGTTGGTGGGTCTAAGTCTGAGTTGTCAAACTCATTGTCCTGTGAATTAGAACCAGCAAAGGGAGCGCCTGGTTCTGATTTGAATTTTTGTCCTGTTGTTATGTCAGTCGGCTCTTCTTCTAACCCACCACCAATGTTTGCAGCCGATGGTGTTGAAAGTAATATGGTTGGTTCAGTTGGATCAGTTACAACAACTGTGCCTGGAGAAGTAACATCACTGATTGAAACAGATGGACTTATACCATGGCCAGGAAGTCCTAGTGATGTGGCTGCAACATTAGTGGAGTCTGCTGGTGCATCTAAACTAAAAGTATTCGCATCAATATCTACAGTCGTACCATCAATGTCAACAGTTGTACCATCAATAGAAACAGTTGTTCCAACTATGTTAGATGTTGTTCCCTCTAGGTTTACAGTTGCACCTCTTATGTTTGTGGTGGTGACACCATTGATAGTAGTTATATCAGAGGTAAGTGCGATGACTGTAGATGCATCAACATCAAGAGATGCAGTATCAATGTTGACTGTATTCTTTGCAAAGATATCAAGTTTTGTTTGTGTGTGCAACTCAATACCACCTTTGATAAAACTTTTCTTATCTCCATCTACCTCATCTATGTAATCTTCCTCTACCTCAATGTTTAAGTTCTTACATTTTATATTCAAAGTTCCAGCGACTGTGAGGTTGAAATCTTTTTGTGTAAAGTTAAAATGACTCCCATTAAAAACTTCCTTATTATCACCTACGACTCTTGCGTGTCTATTCCCATCTTTGTCTATTTCATAGAACGTACCAGAACTAGAATACTCATGCAATCTCTCTGCACCAGATGTGTCATCAAGTTCTACTATATGTCCAGCTTCAGACTCGAACACATGATTACTTGGATACTTTGCATCATAAGTTGTTTCTGGTTCATCCCACTCTGTTCCATCTGCGAGTGTTATATTTTTTAGTCTACTGCTCTTTTTTAAAGGGACGATAGTGTTATCTGTTTCACCTCTTGCAAGACGATTGACATCTGACTCTTCTAAGAAATCTGTTTTGGGGTAGACACCATTAGGGTCATAGAAACCTTTTGATGTATCAGGTTTTTCGTCTGGAACTCCAGGCAGTGTTCCAATTACGATAGGTTGTTGTTTATCATCTGCATCCATGAAGAAACCAACTACCCATGTTCCCTCAACCATGAATGATGGAGTATTACCCATACCATTCATAGATGGGTCTGTCACAGGGTGCATAATGTGAGCCCAAGGCAAATCTACTGTTGGTATTCTCTCTTTGTCGTCTGTATGATGACCTACACAACGCACTCTCACACGACCAAGTTTTGATGGATCGTTTCTATCTTCCACGACACCAGTAAACCAGATGAAACCATCCATTCCCATAAAGTTTTGCATAAATAGACTCCTTACGAGTTATTTATTACTTCTTTTTGAATGAGTCGTTAAGTGAATCTACCACAGAGTCTATATTGGGTTCAGATCCACCTGGCTCATACTTACATTGGTAAGTGACAGGACACTGGCCTTCGACAACTAGTTGATAAGTATCGTTTGCACCTTTGTATAAACAAACCTGTTGTCCACTCTTTGCTTGCACTCGTTTGTATCTGCGACAGGTAATATACTTTGGGTCTTCACGTTTACCTAATCTCTTCTCCTGTTCCCAAGTCCAGTCACTAAACTTCTTAAGAAAACAACTAAAACATTGTATGATATTGTCTGGTTGTTTTTCTGGTAGAACTGGTTGTGCAAAGATGATTAGATATACAACTACCCATGCAAGAATGTTAATCTTCTTGAGTAAAGATAGCGTTGTAGTTTTTTCGTACATACTTTGTGTTCAGTTTGTTTAGATACCAGATGAGTCCAAGAATGACCCACGCAGTGTTGTGAAAATCCCAAGGCACAAACAAGTAATAATATATATCAAAGTATTCAATGAAATACTCTATTACGTCTAACACTTAGATGTAACCTCTGGTGGATAGATATAGATAAAACATGAAGATAAAAAATCCTACAATAACAGTGACAAGAAAACCTATTCCAATCCATTCTTTGATTTTTTGTATTCTCTCTTCTCTATCGTAGATTGCCTTCTGTCTTTTTTTACGAATGTCTGCCTCTGTTCTGAGTAGCTCCTCCCAAGCACCATGACCTCTGGAAAACATAATAATATTCTTGAGTTGATCTCTCATATCCTCAGTTTTCTTTTTTGCCATGAGTGTTTGCAATGCCTCCTCTTCTACAGAACCAGCCGCAAATAGTTTTTTAAATAGTGGTGGTTTTTGGTTTAGTTCTTCTGCCTTCTTGATGTCACTGACTGCACCCATCCATCTGGATAGATCGCCCGCCATACCTTCAACATCACGACCAGCCTGAAAACCAGTCTTGATTGCGTTGAACGCTGTGGTTGCAACACCTAGTGCTGTTACTGGATCAATCATTAACGTACCTCTCTCTAACTCGCAATACTATTTATAATAACGACTTAGAGAAGAAGCGTTATAGAAAGAAAGTAAATAAAACTAAACCCCAAATAAGATAGAACTCTATGTTACTGATTACCTTTGCTCCAAGTGCAACCACAGATAGATTTCCAACCCAATAGGTTAATAATATCAATAATACAAATTCAAACATTATTTTATACTTATGTCTTCAACTTAATCGCAGACTCTATGGTTTTATCAAAGTCCTCGTTGATAACTCGTTCTTTGGGTAGTAACGTGTCACAACTTATACCACCTATGAAGAACACAAATGTAAGTCTATCACTATCACCAACATCAAAACTATTCGCTCTGTGAAACTCCTGTGCATCATAAATTATCAATCTATTATAGATGTTCTGAAACCTAACAGTTTCGTAAAACTTATCGTTATTTCTTTTGAGGCCCTCAGTATAATCCTCATCTGAGATTTTACCACCTGTATAATAAAGATGTTTCTCTGGTTTAGTCTGGGTAACTAATTTGTTTCTATATTCTGGTTTTAACCTCATCAATGATGTTCCACCATTTGGGTCTGCATCTGGTGTTAGGTATATCAGTCCTGCTAAATCTAAATCACCTGTGTCTCCACTTGTATCTCTGTGAACCCAACCCTCATTAACGGACATCTTAGGTATCTGTTGAATATATGCATCACTGTGTGTCCAACCAAAACTAACATAATTCAAATCAAAGTATGCAGACATTATCTTACATACGATATTTTGATTGACCATATCATTTACTCTGAATAGTTTATCACTTCTCACTCCAGGCCACGAACCATCACCACTAGGAGTTTTATCTAACGACAATCCCCACTCTCTAATTTTATCTGGGTTGAGAAAAAAATCATCTATGCAAACTGAGAAAAACTTCTTCTTTCCCTCTCTAGAGAACTTTGCATTATGTTGATAACCACTCGTCATATCTATCTCACCTTTTTAATATTCACTACTTTATATATCGACCACAACAGATTGGCATTGACGCAATCGACTTCTTCCAATCTCTCATAACCTCCTCATTCATTTTTCTTTTTGTCATAAACGTAGACCTCTCACTCTTAACATACATGAGTTGAGGTTTCTTGAGAAGGGACATGATTGGCCCGTCTGGTAAATATTCTACTGGGGGAGTTTTCTTCGCCATCAGGCTGTGATGTCGAGAGTCCTATGAATACGCATCTGGTTCAATAGTGACCACATATTTTCTTTTGCGAAAAACTGCATCATCAATATATATGCTAACCATCTCTGTTGTTCACGATATTGTTCTTGATGATATTCCATCAATCGTGTTTCCGACATATCTTGAACCTGTCTTACCTGTTGTGCATTATAGGTTTGGACAGACGCAGTATTATGATAGTTGTTTATGTATTGATTTGTAACTGTTCCTATTTGCATCTCTCTATCCTTACCTATCTATTTATAAACGACACATTTGTTAAATTGTTTAATTTGAATGTAATAATGAAAGTGGTGAAAAATGTGAGAGGCTTTTATTCCTTTCAGTTCCTAATATACCTTTGACAAATACATTGAAAGATAAACTCATTCTAGTTTTGTCAGACATGACAGTAGGTACACTGTGTCTTAAAGATGATGGAAATAAAAGTAATTTACCTGTCTGTACAGGTAACCACCATGAAGTAGAGTTGAAAGTATTACGATCTTGATCATCAATTGAAAAATATATTGATTGATGAATTTCTTCACTATAAAATTCTATTTTATCATCTTCATTCGTGTTAATATAAAAAACACCAGACACTATAGAATTATGATGAATGTGTTTATGATGATGCTCACCTTTGTTTGTAAAGTTCAACCAAGATAAGGTTATGTAAGGTGTAATATCATCACTTGGACAAATGATGTTCTTGAAATAATCACCAACACATAATTCAAACCATTTATTCAAATCACTCAATCTACCATCATCTAAAACGTGGTGGTTCACCGATGTAGTATTGCCTTCATTAGGATCTTGAGATAATGCGATGTCTGTAAAACATTGAACTTCATCATTTGAAAAATATCTGTTTAAATAATTACTGTATACAGGTTTAGGAAACAACGCACTCACTACTGCACCAGTATCGGATTTATAGTGTCTTAGTTCTATCACTATCTTCTCTTCCCAGTAGACTCGTCTTTTGCGTCCTCTTTACTTAGGACAACTAGATTACCTTTATTATATGCTTGGCCTACAATATAGTCACCACTTAACGTAGAAGTCGTCTTTACGAAACCATTACCGATACCATCTCCTACACTCCGATATCTCTCATCACGATTCGCTCGCTCGACCGCTAATTTTTCTGACTTAGGTTTCCAAGGCTTATCTATACCCATACTTCTCAACCATTTCTCATGGTCTGCATTTAATCTCTTATTTTTAACTGAACTCTTTCTTTTACCACTGAGTTTTGTGGTTGTATAATAAACGGGCATCAATCCCATAATATAATCTCCTAATGATATGTTTCTTCTTTAATATCTATGCCAATATCTCCATCACCACCATTGGCAATAGTATCTAATAGTTCGTTGGTTGTTTCATCACCCAACTCTTTCTGATACATCTGCACTGCACCTGCTAACATACAACCAGCGATTGCAAGAGGATCATGTCCCTCTTTCTTCATCTCCATAACTAACTGTATGAATCGCATATGCATTTCTGTTATATCATTTTTCATCTACTTTGTCAACCTCTCTTGCGATTTTATCTTGTACTGCTTGCAAGGCTAATCTCTTGACTGCGATTACCTTCTCCAATCTCTTCTTACGATTTCTGAGATCTTTACGCAACCGACTGAGTTGATTGATTTGCCACAACTCATCTTCCAGAACTATCAAAGGTTTCCTCGCAAGTTTCAACTCACGTTCTTGATTACGATATATGTCCATACTATCTCCTTATCTATGAGAAACAATGAAAGAAACTTCAAGTCTACTGCGGCCCATCTCTGAGTCCACTCGTTCCTCTAGGGAAACACTTGTTATACACATAATATAATCGTCAGTCATTAATCTCATAATTTAATATACCATGATTCGGTATACCTGTCAAGTATTTATCTAGGGAAGTGCAAACGAATCACTCTCAGTTTTAGGGGGGGGTGCTCTGTGAAAAAACTCTCTGGATACTTATTGCATTTATAGATTGCAAAACACAACACAGTTTTAGGGGGTATAAGGCCGCAACGCATACGCACAATACACACAGATACAGCTATACTGTATAGAGTACAAAGCTATTATACCATGATTCGTTTTATTTGTCAAGTAAATAAAAAAATAACATAATGTTGATTATGCGCCAAATAAAATAAAAAAAATCCCCAGAGAAACGAATCACTGGGGGAAGTTTGTAACCAAAAAAAGGAATGAGGCCTCGTTATCGGCCACCCACCATAGACAGTCACTACTCTAACCTACACCAACCTTAACTGACTATACTTACAGTATATCTGATTCGTTTCTGTTTGTCAACCCCTGTGTGAAAATAATTTCTGACGATAGACTGCAAAGTAAGAACACAACAACTCTATGTTTTTTCATGCCTTTTTTAATAGTGTCCGAAAATACCACAAAATACCATCAAGTACCATATTCTTTCCGATATCCTCCTGTGGGTCTTGTTCTGACCATCTCTTCGTCTACTATGAAGTGGTTTGATAGCATTACAAGTATAAGTAGTATCTTCATTCTGGTATCTCTGATTGATCAAAGTTATGATACACAACCTGATATTCTATGTCACCTTCTATCTCAGGCTCTTCTTCTTTATCTTTCTTGTCCATTACTTGTAGTACATATCTGAGTTCATCTATGCATTTCCATAACCACATTCGTGTCATCTTATCATCAGACTTCGTTCTCTCCTGTTTGAGTTGTTCTATTCGCATCTCTATATACGTTCTTGGGTGTGCTGGTTTACCTCTTCTCATTTACTTAATCCATAGGGGAGTGTTAGGTAAGTCTGGTGTTAGTTGTATTTCAAATGTTTTAGATCTGTAGTAAGTTTCACACATATGTTTATATACATCATAAACACTACTATATTGATTTTTTATCATAGGATGTTCTGGACTAGAACATACAAATATTAGATCGTAAATATCCGTTGACTCCGCTTGTGTTAACTCCTCTCTTATATGGTAAGATAAATTAGTATCTATCATAAGATTTGCAAAGAAAGTTTGTGGGGGATGATCAGAGTCTAAGAGTTGAGAGTCTCCATTTTTATACCAATGATACTCGTTTAATTTTTGTTCATATATTAAATTACCGACCCAACAACCATGCGTTGTACGGCCTGTTTGTATACCAGATTCTTGCCAATCTTGATAACATATGTCATGATGATGGTCTATATTGTGTAGTAGTATATTATCCTTGTTACATAGTTCATTTATAATCGCATGATGATGTTTAGCAAAAACTATTCTCTCAGCAGTCTTTACCTCGTCAAAAAATAATGCATTTAGATTTTTTAAATGAAAATGTGACTGTAACCAATCCAAGTCTATTGATAATACTTTGTACATTACCATAATCCTAATATGCGTCCGTTACCTATGATAATAAACAGACAGGTTGTTATATGCAACAATACCCACACACTTCGTACTAATACCATATACTTGTCATAGGGTTGTGTCTTATCGTCTGAGTAACTCCCTAATGCGTACATCCATATCTTGAGTAGTTTCATAGGTATGTTCCATCTAGTTTGTGCGTTTTACTGTTACTCCATGCCCATATCACACAGTTCCACATAGAATAAATGGGATGATATAGACCAGATGGATATGCAGAAACGAGTGTCCGAAAAAGCGACTCCTCTGTGCGTTTTTCTCTGAGTAGTTTGTAATGTCCTATGAAGAGTTCGTATCTGGTCATTTCTTCTTAACTATCGGATCTTTGAATGTAACCTTGAGGTCGTCTTTTACTATGGTCATACTACCTCCCTGTGTGTCGTGAGAGTTTGATGTCCAAGAGTTCTTTATGTTATGGAGTAACCACATATAGATAGGAACGATTACTACTGTTATACCAAACATAATGTATGAGAAGAGTTCAAATGTCACACTACCACCACATCATAACATCATACGCTAATGAGTATCTATTCTGACCAGAGTTATTCAACTCTACACTGTGACTCATATGAGATGGAAACACGATGGACATACCCTTATGTGGTTCTATTCTATAGCTTCTAGAATTAATTACAGTATGTTCATCTAACTTTGGTTCGATAGTTCTTGTACTCCAAGTAGGGTAGGTTTGTGCTTCAAATATTATTGCACCACTATCTTTTGGTGTGTCTAGATAAAGAACTCCAGAGAACATACTATTAGCATGTGAGTGTGCGTGTGCAGAATGATTCGGTTGGTGAAGATTGGCCCATGATTTTATTATATCAAACTTTGTGTTTCGTGATATTTGAAGCACACCATATATGAATGAGTCCATATGTTTAAGACATATATCTTTTAGTTTAGGATAATTCTGAAATATATTTTCATCATAAGATATGTGTCCATCATATTTACTAATATCAGAAATAATGTCTTTATATTTCTCTTGTTTTATAGACTCAATCTCATTATCATCAAGCTCAAACGTGTTGATACAAATAGGGCTTGAGAATAAGGGAATCACATCATTAGAAGTCATTGTCTATTCCGTCCTTTGTATATGTTGTTCCGTTGAAATGTTTGTCCATTTTTTCTGTTTCCGTAAGGTTTTTACGCATGAACATGATGTCACAGTATCCACACTGTACATAGCCCTCCTCTGGTACTGTATACCAGACCTTTGGGTGGTCATTTGCGACACCATTACAGGAAACTCTATCTGAGTCAACCTCTACAATTGTACTAATTTGAGGTTTCTTTTTACCTTTTCCCCAGTTCCACATTCCCATTACTCAATCCTCATATCCCAACTGATAACTCTCTTACGTTGGTTAGATGGATTTGGTTCACTTGAGTGTAGTAAAAAACTTGGCATAACCATCATAGTTCCCACCTTATATTTGACAGAATAATAATTAGTTGTATCAGTTATCCAATCATTCCATGGCATCACTATGTTTAAGTTTGGGCCATCAGATGGATTTTCTAGATGCAAAAGACCAGATAAACCTGTTGAGCGATGATTGTGTGTTGCTTGATAATCACCTTTTTCATATGTGACTGACCAAACATCGGTCACCCATAATTTTTCTATCTCTGGTTTATATTTTTTTAGATTTGAATGTAACTCTAATAATTCTTCTGACATTACGTTTCCAAAAAACTCCGATAAACCATCTCTTTGAGTATTTCTGTTTGACAAAAATGTGTTTGTGTCATTCCTTACCTCTGGAAATTTAGATAACTCCTCATCTAACTTACCTTTTTTATGGTTAAAGTTATCTATCTCTTTTATCCAGATTGGTATATCAAATAGTGTTTTTTGTAACATCACTCCTCCTCTTTGTCTACTACTGCTGGTCTACAATACGCAGAAAAAGTATATCGTTGTATTTTCTGTAGTGGTCTATTAACTTGATTTTCATATATCTGACACTTCTGTAAACTTGGATACAACAACTCACCATCAGTTATCACTTGTGATTGATTTATTATTACTAATACCCATGCAAGAGTTTTCATACAAATGCTCTCCCATGGGCCCATGCGACCAATGAGTGTCGAGTACCCTTTGTTACTGGGGAAACTCTATGTAGTTTGTAAGATGGAAATAAAATGATGTCTCCCTTTTCAAGTTTTATATCATATGGTTTTGCACTTGTTTGTAATTGAAAATTGCCACCTTCAAATTCACTAGAATCTGTTAGTAAACAACTCATTGATATCTTTCTTATACTGTCATCAATATTTTCTCTAGAGTGTCCATCATCATCTGAATGAAAATCATAATGTCCATCTGGTGCGACATATCTAGTGAGTTGTAAGTCCTCAAGATATTCTAGTTGGAAATTCAAACCAGAGTCACGATTTGTTCTCGTAATTACATCAAAAACTAAATTTTTGTAAAAAGGTTCTTCGATCCAACATACACCACTTTTTCTGAAATCATTCATAGCGGGCCCGCCTTGTAGATTAGCAGTAGAAAAATTACTGTGATTTTTTATAATTTCATTACATATATAATCTGGAATATATTTCTCTATGTGCCAAAAATCAAACTTTGCATAACTCATTTTGTCTGATCGTCAATGATGGTCGCACCACCAGCGATTACTGCTCCTGCTTTACAATCATCAAAGAATACTTGACCTACTGCACAACCCACTACTGAGTTTGATAGTAGACGTTCTCCGTCCTTTGTGATATATGGTGTATTGCAACCTGTCACTAATAACATCATTGACAGTGCGATACCTATGAATAAAAAATGTAGCCCGTTCATTATGTTTCTCCTTTTTCAAAATATGACTTCGGTGTGTAAACCAGATGGAATGTCGCACAATTCGGACAAGTGAGATTAGTCACCATCTTGTGTGCGTCCACATGGTCAAATTCTTCTTCTATGTCATGGTCACCACCCCATGTCAGTTCTGTTTCACAATTATAACAGTTCATCTTTTTCTTACTTTCACAATCCTCTGGTAACTCTGTTGTTGCACCAAGACCCATCAGATACATCTCTGGAAAGTCCATTTCCTCTGGTTCTTCTTTTGGTTTCTTCTGTGTATGTATTCTTAGATGTCTAAACAAATCCATCATCATTTAAATAACTCTTTCCAACTTATCGGAAACTCTTTTGCACATATCTTTTGTATTCCGTCTGCAATCACTCTTGTCTCCGATTGTGTATCTTCTGCACATCGTAGATTGCACACTCTTGAAAATGCATAGAGAGTTCCACTCCAATACCACTCTGTATATAGGTTCTGTGGTAGAACCATACGAGCCATCTCTGGTGCAACTCCCTCACTTAATA